ACGCATCAATGAAGATCACTGGCAATGGGGTGAAAAATTAGGCTCTGTATTGTCAGTAGAAAAGCGTGGTGATGAGTTATGGGCAGTAATTAAACCCAATTCAAGGTTGCTGAGTAATGTTGAGCGCGATCAATTTCTACATACGTCATGTGAATACATCGCTGATTTTGCAAAAACAGGCAAAGCGTATTTAACAGGATTGGCCATGACGGACGAGCCTGCCTCACTTGGCACTACGCAAGTGCATCTTTCTAGCGATAAGAGTAAGGGGCAAGAAAGTGTATCAAGCGGTGCCACGGTCAGTCTTGAGTTGCTTTCAGGGGAAGAGCGAGGCGATCAAGAAACAAGAACACTACTAAATAGATTCATTAGTCTACTTGGTGGAAATCAATCTGTAACACTTTCAAAGAAAGAAGAGGAAGTTGAAATGAGTAAAGAGCTCGAAGCGTTACTTACCAAAATCACAGAGCAAAACGAAGCAAACACAACAGCATTAAGCTCATTGGCGGACGCGGTAACTAAGCTCTCTGTAGGTAAAGAAGAAACAGTACAACCTGCCGAAGAGGAAGTACCGCCAGATGCAACTGCTGAGTTATCAAAAACAGTGGAAGCGCTATCCGCTCAAATGACGGCGTTGACCACTAAGCTAGGTGCGATGACTGATGAAGAGCAGCGCGCACTGGCGGGTCAAGGTGGTGAGACTCCTTACCTGTAATGGGGTGAATCTTCATTTTTCGTATTCTTATTTTTTATCGAGTATTTACTTATGTTAGAAGCAACAAGAGTTGTATTAAGCGCCTACATCAAAGAAGTAGCAAAGCAAAATGGTGTAGCGGATGCAACTAAAAAGTTTAGTGTAACCCCTGCGGCGACTCAGCGCATTATCGCTCAAATTCGTGAGAGTAATTGGTTTTTGAAAAGGATCAATATCATTCCAGTTATCAACCAAAAAGGCGAAGCGATAGGCTTGGGTGTTTCTGGCATGATTGCAAGTCGCACTGATACATCGGCGGGTAAAACACGTAAAACTAAACGCGTGTATGACATGAAACCCATGCCGTACTTATGTGAGCAGGTCAATTTCGATACGCACATTCGCTACAGTCAGTTAGATGCGTTTGCGCACCTAAAGAACTTCAACATCATCATCTCAAATCAAACGCGTGAGCAGATTGATGCTAACAAAATCACCATCGGTTTTTATGGTGAATCGTGTGAAGTAAATACGGATGCAACCGCAAACCCTAACGGTGAAGATGTGTGTAAAGGGTGGTTCCAAGCAATTCGTGATCACAACTCCAAAGCCATGCTAAAGCAAGGTAAAACCACCAATGAAATTCGCATCGGCGAGGGGGGTGACTTTATTAACCTTGATTTGGCGGTAATGAATGTCAAAGGTCTACTTCATGATTCCTGTGAAAATGACGCCGATCTGATTGCGATCATCGGCTCAGACTTACTGGCTTATGATAAAGCTAAGTTCTATGCAAAGAACGGCAACACCCCAAGTGAAAAATCCAAAATTGAAGAAGCGCAGGTCATTGGTACTTACGGTGGTCTACCTGCAGTGTCAGTACCAGGATTCCCGCCAAGTGGGATTTTGGTAACAAGCTACAAGAACCTATCCCTCTACATGAAGGCTCTATTCGTCGCTCTGTGGCTAGACAAAACGATGAGCGCGATCAGGTTGAAAACTTTGAATCCATGAACATTGCGTATGTTATCGAGCAACTAGAAAAAGCAGCTGCGGTTGAGTTCGATAACGTGAAGTTATGGATTGATGGCGCATGGGTATAACCCGCTTAATTAACTAGACACCCCCTCACAGGCTTGCGCTTGCGTTATCAAGAAAATGTACTGTACGTTTCTTGTTATTCGCTACGCGCTTAGCCTGTGTTTTAAAGGATACATCACATGAGTCGTATGGAATTTGTTGGCAATAAAGACGATGTGTACGAAAGCCAATTACCTGCAACTGAGCAGTACCCTGCACTCACGGTTGCAGAGTTTCAAGCTGTGTTTCATTTTTTAAGTAATGAGACAGAGATTGGCATTTTGCATTACCTCACTCTTGCTCGATTAACGGTTCACACTGAGCTTGTGGAAATGCTTACTTTGCATGAAACACTTGATCATGTTTCCGTGCATTGGTTTGGTGAGGCAGCGTCAGGCGTATCGCTTTACAAGCAAGCGGTATTCTCTCTGGCGGCAAATCGCATCGTAGGAAATAAACTCAGTACGGACGCCACCGCAGAGGCGGCAGATCGACAAGAAGCTCTGCAGCAAAAAGCGGACAACTGCTTGGTGCAATACCGTCAAGCGGTTGATTTGCTGTTGAATGGAAAAGCAACCTATACCTTTGAAATGGTGTAAATCATGAAAGCATTACAAAGTTTAACTGAGTTATTTACCCAATCCGTTACGGATGCAAAGAATGTCGAGTTATGGGCTGAAGATGGTCAGATTGATTGCACTCAAGGGTTGAATGTGGATGGGTTTGATATTGCCTACACGGTAAATATCAACATGAGTAATGTCGATGTTCAGCCTGAAATTCTCATGATGCATTTGGTGACATGGCTTAATCAATACGATGTAGCCAGAGAAAGCAAAGGACTAGAGCCTCCCACTTTTGCAACTCAGCGTTTAGATAACGGGCATTTTGATCTTAAGTTGCAAGTGGAGATTAAAGAAGCTTATTCACTAGAAGAGAGCGCAACCGGTGTATGGAAACAAGGTGATGCTCGTCTTGATTGTGTCAGTGATTTTGCAATCGCTGTGATTGAAGATGAACTTCCGCTTCTTGAGTTTATTGGTCCTGCAGAGGATTTACCTGAATGCGGTTAACGAACCCTGAGCAATTAACCTCGATGCTCGAGAGTTTGGCGCTAAGTCCTACGCAAAAGTTCGAGTTAAATCGAAAAATGGCCAACCGCTCGCGTCAGTTTTTTCGGGCGCAAATTCGCGAGCAAAGGGACATTGATAACACACCATATCAAGAGCGAACTCGACGAACAAGAAAGCAGTTAAATGATGGTGTCGTTCTCTCAACAAAAAGCAATCAGAACATGTTGATGGGATTGAGTCGCGCCTTAAAGACGCATGTGGATAACGATTCATTTGAAGTGGGCCTGACCGGTGTTCCTGCAAAAATCGGACGTCAACATAACGAAGGGCAAACCATGTCATTCACTACTCGTCTGAATGGATTTTATGACTCAAGAACCAACCAATGGATGGGTGGAGTTAAAACCAAGAATAATTACCGAATGCCAAAACGAACGTTCATCGGCTGGACTCCTTCTCTTGAGCGAGAATTGATGGCCATGATGCGCGATGAATTAATAATGAATATGGAGCCGTAAATGCGTGAGATAAGAATCAAACCCGCCACTAAGGGCTTGTTGGTGCGCGATCCAATAACGCGAGAGCCACTAAAGGCCAGTGGCGAAATGAAACCTCGTAATATTTATTGGTTGCGTCGAATTGCAGACGCCTCTGTTGTTGAAATAGATAGCAAGAAAAAAGAAGGAGCAAAATCATGAGTATCAGTTTTAACGAAGTACCAGGCAATGGTCGAGTTCCGGGTGTCTACATTGAGATTGACAACAGTTTGGCCAACAGTGCCGAGCAGCAACAATCAGTGCTTGTTATAGGTCATGCGGAAATTAATGACCCAACAAACCCTAAAGGTGCTCAAGCTAAAGGGGTAGCTCTTTGTATGAATGAAGAGCGAGCTATTACCCTGTTTGGTGAAAACTCAGAAATAGCAAAGATGATGAAATATCTCGATAAGCAAGATATAACCCTACCTATCTATGCTATCGAAGTAGCCAACAATGATTTAATCACCGCATTAGCCTTGTTGGGGGATACGCAATACCACCATATTATTTGTGCATTAAATGACGACACCTCTGTCCGTGATCTGGGTGAGTTTTTAGAAGCGCGCTATGGTGCCTTGCAAATGATACCGGCAATCGCATACCTACCTAAAAAAGGGACGCACGCAGAGCTTGTTACCTATGGCAGTAAATCCAATTGCCCGCTGATTAGCTTTATGTCCATCAATAGTCTTGGTAATTCAGCCAATGAGCCATTGAGTGATGCCGAAGCACTGGCTGCGTGGGCAGGACAGATAGCACAATCCCTTGCAAACGACCCGTGTCGCCCACTACAAACCTTAACGTTGAATGGCGTGTATTCGATTGCGGCCAGTGAGTTTGATTGGTCTGAGCGCAATCTGTTGCTGCATGAAGGCATGAGTACCTACACAGTAACGGCCACAGGCTCAGTGCAAGTTGAGCGTGCAGTGACGGCCTACACTGAAAATGCAGTTGGCGTTGCAGATGACAGTTATTTGGATGTCATGACTCCTGCTACCGCCATGTACTTTCGAGAAAAACAACGCTCATTAATTTTGAGCAAATACGGTCGTCATAAGCTCGCCGATGACGGGACTAACTTTGCTCAAGGACAAGCCATTGCAACGCCAAGCATGATTAAGGGTGAATTACTCACGCTGTATAAATCACTGGAATACAAAGGCATTGTTCAGGATTTTGATGGGTACAAAAAATCACTCATTGTTGTTCTTGATAAAGACAATAAGGTTCGCCTTAACTATCAAGACAGTCCGCAGTTCGTCAACGGTTTGATTATCGTGGCGGGTAAAATTCAATTTCGTAAATAACGTACTGGGGTAATTCATGGGTACAAAAATAACGAGTCGTGGCTATTTGGATGCAGGCTCTCTTGGTCGATTGCCAACCAAAGAAGGTGGCACGATTCACTTTGGTGGTTACAAGCGTGAAGCGGTAATTGGTGATAATGGCGTACTTGGTTATCAAGAAATTTTCGACTCAGCACCAAGTATTAAAGTGACCATAACTCACTCAAACAGTACGGACGAAAAAAAGATCCAAGATTTTGTGGGTGAAAACTTAACACTCAATCTAAACAGTGGAAAAAAATACACACTGATGAATGCGTGGACAAGTGATCCTCTTGAGTTATCCATTAAAGATGGTCAATTGGATGTGCTGTTTGTGGGTACGGAATTAATTCCACTTTAACCTATTAAGGGGTTGTTATGCTTACCTTGTTAAAAAAACGTCAAGACCGCGCAGCAATAAAAGCGGCGTTAACTCATCCACAGGAGCAAGAAATTCAAGAAACCAGTGGAGAGCCTACGGTAGCACCAACTACATCGCCATCCGATCCTTTTGCGAATAAATCGTGGGATGAAGTGCAGCGTATTCTTGAAACCGATCTAGGGTTTGTGCGCACACTTGCAGGCTTTGAAGAAAAGAACACATTCAGAAAAGAGTTGATTAAAAAATACAAAGAGCAAGCCGAACACTTACTTGCTACTCGAGCAAATTTAGAAGGTATAGATCTGCTTTGGTGGTATTACCTGTGGCAAGTGGATTGTGGCTTATTGGATCTTATTCATGATGATTTTAGAACGGCTATTTCGCGAGGTTTAAGTACGCCGCAGAAATGGAACTCAAACGGTGAAGTGGCCTACTGCGATGTCATTTTTAGATACTCAGATAACGCATACAAAGCGAAGGCTGCATTTAATCGCACCTATTTAGCACAGGCTATCACTGATATTAACGAAGGCAAGTTAGCCGTTAATGGTCCGCTTAAGGTCAAAATGTTTCGTCTTGCTGGTAAGTTATTGGATGAGGCCGACGTGAAAGAAGACGCGCTCGCTTTATTTGAAGCGGTGATGCAAATGGATCCAAAGAAAGGTGGCTGTAAAAAGCGCATACAAGAGCTAAAAAAAGAGTTAGATCATGAGCAAGAATAAAACCGTCAAAGTAAAGTTACCAACACCGATGATGAAAGATGGTAAAAAAATCACAACGATTGAGCTGCGAAAACCCTGCGCTGGTGATTTGCGCGGATTGAAACTTGGTGACCTGTGTCATATGGATTTTGATACCGCTTACGAAATACTGCCTCGCATCTCAATCCTGAATGAGCGCGACCTACTTGATATTGAAGTGGAAAATCTCACGCCATTAATGGTGGAGATTGCGAGTTTTTTCGTGAATACGAAACAATAATCGAGCAATTTAATCAGGTAGAAGATTTTTATGCCGATCTTGCTGTGGTGTTTCATTGGGCTCCTAGTGAGATAGATAAATTCAGCATCGATGATTTGATTTTGTTTCGAGAAAAGGCGCGCGTTCGCCACCAAGGGGAGAGCTGATTGCTCTCCCTTTTTTTGTAAAAAGGAAAGCAACATGAAAATGAATTTATCGGTTGTCATGGATATCGTTGATAAAGTCAGGGGCCCATTAAAAGGCATGGCGAGTGATTCAGACCATTACGCCAAGAAGATTAATGAAATAAAAAAAGCACAATCAGATGATACTGCTGCCCTGCACCTTATTGACTCCTACAAAGCAATAAGTAAAGAAGTCGATAAGAGTGCGCTCAGTTTAAATGAAGCCAAAGACAAACTGACCGCCCTGCAGACAAGAGAAACCTTAGCGACGAATGCAAAAAAAGCGTTAAACACAGAGCTTGAAAAGCAAGTAAAGCGACTAGCCAAACTTAAAGCCCACTCAGAAGCTGCAGGTGGTTCAAATAAAAAACTCAATAAGATGGTTCTTGAGCAATCCAAAGCACTTAAAAAATTAAGAGTAGAAGCTACGGCAGCCAATAAACCTAATGCCATTCTTACCAATCAATTAGCCAAACAAGCAGAAAGAGTGGCGCGTCTTTCGAGAGTGAGCGGTGAGCATAACCAACGTTTAACTCAAGTTGGTAAGGTTATGAAAAAAGCCAGTATCGATGTAAGTAAGCTTGATGATGAATTTGCTCGCCTATCGAGCAACTATGACAGTCATGCGCCAAAAATTGATAAGCTCAGCAAGCGATACAAAAGACTTCAAACCATCATGACCCCTTTTAATAAGGTTCAAAAAACAATAAAAATGCCTTCCATTGAGAAGGCAAAAAATGGTGCCATGATCGGTGGGGCTGCGCTTGGCTCTATGGCGGGGTTTGGCGTTATCATTGCAGATACCGCAGCGCAAGTGAATGAGTTATCAAGAGCCGCAAAAGATGTGGTAATGCCTGTTGATGCACTGCAAGCAATGCGACTGCAAGCCAAAGGTGCAGGCGCAGAAGCTGAAGATATGGATGCCGCAATCAAGGAGATGAATTTGCGTTGGGGTGAAATGAAAACCCTAAAATCTGGCGCAATGAATGACTACTTTAAAGATACAGGCAATGGTCAAGCCTATAAAGATTTAATGAGCGCCAAAAACTCAATGGAAGCCTACCAAGTATTGCTTCGTGAAATTGCGAAAGAGACGGATGTATCTAAGCAGAACTTCATGGCGGATGAGTTCTTTGGGGGCGACAGTGAAAAAATGCTGTCGGTATTGAAAGCCGGTACCGATGGGCTTAATAAAGCAAAACAAGATCTTGAAGATACTGGCGGGCCAATCAGTCAGGACTCGATAGACTCTGCAAGTGAATTTGAAGGCACGTTTAAAAAATTAAGCGCAATCATCAACTCATTAAAAATTAGCGCACTCACTCCCATCATGAAAGAGCTGTCTGTTGTGTTTGGTGGTATCGCTGAAAAGATGAAGAACATGGACTGGAGAGCGGAGGCTGTTGAGGATTTAAGAAGAGTGGTGAGCGGTGTATTTACTGCGTTTAAGGCAATGGGAGGTGCTGTTTTATTTTTGAGTAATAATTTTTCTGAAATAGTGGCCACAATAGCTCTTGTGAAAATAGCCTTTTTTGCGCTGAATGCGGTCATGTTTGCCAACCCTATCGGTTTGATTGTTGCAGCTGTCATGGCGGCAGGTGTTGCCATTACCTATCTGATGAGTAAATTTATCGACCTTGGCTCTGTCATGAGCAGTATTGGTAACTTTTTGGGTTTTGGCGATGAGGATGATAAAGCCATTAAAAAGGTGGATGAAATGACTACCAAGATTGGCAACTTAAAAGATAAGAGCATAGAGCTCGGTGTCACTACCAATGAAACGGCGAACAAAAACACGAATAAACGAGAGAGATCAACGTTCGACAATGGTCAATATAACCCGAGTCCTGGACAAATAAATTCAAGCATGAAACCTATGCAACAAATGACACCATTAACCACTCAGAATATCCGAAGCCAATCGGAAGTGGCGTTGACGATTAAATCAGACAAGCCGGTCACCGTTGATAAGGTAAATAGTGATAAAGGGACTAATTTGAGTATAGATGTGGGCAATATGATGATGAGTTATTAAACCAAGACAGCCCTAGTATTAAACCAAAGGCGAGTCTTATTTTGGGGCAAAATTAAAGAGTGCGTTCAAGACCTCTTCTTGATAAAACACCACTCGCTGCTATTGGTGTGCAGAGCTACTGTCATTGCACACCAATTAACAAG